CTTACGATTTCCACCGTCGATGGACTCATATTTCTCGGAAAACTTTAGACGCTCTTCTTGTGTTCTTTCATTGATTTTCATTTCTGAAATATCAATACCCTTGAAGACTGATCCAATGATAGCCTGGCGCTTTGTTGGATTTTTATTATTTCGATCTTCAGTTCCATAATTTGAAACATCAATTCTTTGATGAATTGGAAGTAGATCAGTTTCTGGAAGAAAATCATGAATGAATTCTCTGATGCTCATTACAAGCACCGAATAATCCATACAACCAATATCTTGAGAATTCATCGTGAATGAGCTAAATTTAGACATATCATTTTTCCTATTTTTGAAGTTCTGGCACTATTGCACGGACTTCATGATGATACTGACAATTCCATGTTCTGATCATCTAAGTGATATAGTAGCATCATTCTGATAGATTGTCAATTCATTTCGCAATCCACCATGATTTCTGTGAGACATGCAACCAGATTAATTTCTTGGTCAGCCACAAATGCTGCCTGATACTGGTACTTGGCTATAATAAGAACTGCTTGCGGAATACTCTCAGGCTTCATAGAATCATAAAGTCCATCATATATCTTTCTATAGATTCGTGATGGATCAATATCAGAATTGAGAGCTACCCACTTACGCATTCCAGAGAAGTTCTTTTCCTTTAAAGCTTTTACAAGGTCTGCAATACTCTTGACTTCAGATACCTGTACAAGAACACTGGAATCAATTCTACCACTACTTGAATACCTTTGCAACTCATTTAGTGTTCTGCGATAATCTGGAAAGAACTTTTCCACGATCTTGACAATAATTGATTTGTCATACTCGATACCTTCAACATCAAGAATTTCACAAATTCTGCGAAAAAACATTGACGCCATCTTAGGCTTTTCATCAGACTTTAATGTGAAGTCAATTACAGAACACCTGGAATGTAGAGCATCAATCAGCCTAGATTTGAAGTTACATGTAAAGATAAAAGTACAATTCGAAGAATACTCCTCAATCGCACCTCTCAAGGCCGCTTGTGCTTCTGGTGTAATATAATCTGCCTCATCAAGAATGATGACCTTTCGATTGCCAGTCAACGAAACAGTTGATGCAAAGTTCTTGATCTTTGTCCTTAATGTATCAATACCTCTCTCTTCTGACGAATTGATGAAGATATAATTTAGATCAATTTCCTCACACATGGCAATGGCTACTGTCGTCTTACCGACACCGGCAGTACCAGTCAACATGAGATTTGGAATCGAATTGCTATTAACATAATCCTGAAAGACTGTTTTCAGTCTCTCAGGAAGAATGCATTCCGAAACTTTTCTTGGTCTATATTTCTCAACAAAAAGGAATTCATCACTCATTTTAGACATACCTTTTCATAAGCTTCTTTCGCCCCTCTTCTGTTAATTGACTATCATAAATGCGAACAGCACTTGTGAGCATGACAGATGCCAGCATCAACAGATCATTATAATTATCGCACATCATAATCTGCCTGTCAATAGGTACAAACATTTCTTGCATCCGTTCTTTGGCTTTATCGTCCGACATGTTATTCTCCATTATTGATTACCATATCATAAAACTCTTCGAAGGTCTTGTTTTCTTCCACAGTATCATTGAAATTGGCCTTATGATGTACCTTGGCCATCAACTTTACCAGTTTCTTATCAAGACCCAGTTTTGTTGAAATCTCTTCAATAGCTTCCTTCTGATACTCCCTTTCTGCTGCGATTCGAGTTAGAGAATTATCCAATTCTTGAATTACCTTTTTGAGGTCCTTCTTTTGTTCAGGAGTCAGAGAATTGACATTCACATTTGATTTATTATGACCAAGCAAAGACATTGTGTATCCTTATTTCGCGATTGCAATAAAATAACGAAGTGAACTATTTACAGAATCGAAGATCGCAAAAGCATTCTCTTTCAGCTTCACATGATAATCTCCAGGAATAAGCTTCAGATTTTCTGTCTTGAAAGATACTGTAAAATCTGCTCCTTCATACTTTGAAAGAACAGTGGTTGCAAAGTTTGAAGTGGAATTATTCTTTTCATGAACTTGCAATCTAATCTCACCATTTGAACCAAGAACAGTCAATGTGGGAAGATTGTTCATTGAAGCCAATCGAAGAAGCTTCGTCAAATCATTATTGCTTAAATCAAATTCAACTGTAGGAGAATTCATTACAAGTTCCTTATCAGGAGGAGAATCAATAAGTTCTGGTGCAGATGAATAATAATTCAGACTCATGGAACCAGAATCCATACGAACAAACTTTTCTTGGAAAATAAGATCGGGATTGTCCAGAGTTACGATATTACCAAGAAATTGGTTCAGATCATATACTGCAAATTTAAATGGAATATCATCTTCAAGTTCCACTTCAGCAAGAATGGATTGATCTTGTGAAATGGTCCTTTGCTTTTTTCCTCGATTGAGAACCAGACCAGAATTAATTGTAGAGAAGTTCTTTAGAACAGTCAAACCAAAGTCAGATAGTTTCATCATATAATCTCCTTAGTAAGCAAGAATGATAAAATATCCCAGGAAAGTAAATACAAATACTACAGCAGTAGTTAGTGTTACTACTCCTGGTTGATCCATCATTATTTTGAAGTTTGTCATAAAAATTTTCATTGTGTAATTATACCTCAACATACTGGGAATGTCAAACAGTTTGTAGAATTGGACCAGTGAAAATTCTGGTCATGTGCCTTAGCATTGGTGGAATTTCTGCTTTACTTCCAGAATTGTCGAGAACATAATCAAATTTAGTACCAATCCATGACCACTCGGAAAGATGCACGTCTGGATATTTTTTCCCCATTTCATATTTTTCATTCACATTATGGTCATATGCGGTATCATACCATTCAGGATCTTTACCTCTTGAAACACGAACTAAGAATCCGTTCTTTGATCGAACGAAGTCAATTTCATTTTTAAATCTAACATCTGAAATAACGACATTTGGCACATTCATGATTTTTCTTTCCAGTGAATATATCCAGATATTTTCATGAAATACTTCTCGACCAGATTCAGTACCCAACAATTGCAATGCAGTTCTGGGAGACAGATCATAACCAAATCTGATTGACCAAAACTTATCTGGTGTTTCGCGAAATAGTCTGCTTTCTTCAGAATCACCTTCCAAAAGCTTTCTATCCCAACCAAAAATTGATGCTGCCGCATCTTTGAGGGCACTCGCGAAACTAAACTTTTGAAAGCCATATTCTTCAACTAACACATTAGCTACAGTATCTTTACCTGCACCTGCAAAACCCACCAGTCCTAGTAGCATTTTATTTCTCCAATTTTTACGTGAATTTTAATTTCACAATGCCCCGGTTATGGCAGCTATCTTTGGCATGTCGCCTTTAAAACCATATGTACCAACATGTTCAGTACGCATCCATGGACAAAGATATATCTTTCCACCTATTGCCCGAAAATACTGACAAAACATATAATCTTCACTTAGATATCTGTGAGAATCAGGATCAATTACTGTATCAAAGTATGCATGAATGTATCGTGAACCATCAAAGTTGGCTTGACCTCGATGGTCTGGTTTATAATTGAGATGTGGATATTCCTCTTTGAACTTATCGAACACTTCACGTTTGATCATCATGTATCCCGTACCAATCTCCATAACTTCAAGAGGTTCGGTTACCTTAAATTGAGTTGTCCCAGGTACTGCATTAAAGACATAATCACCTGCCACACCTTCAAGTTCGCCCGGATTGAATTTAGATTCATCGAACGATGGGTCATTCAGCAATCGTTTCGATGCTTTCCATACTGCATTCCAGTTGATAGATTTTTTAGGATATGGACCACCAATTACATCTTTATCTAGTGCAAGGAGTGCAATAACATCGTTTGGATCAAAATTGATATCCGAATCAATGAAAAGTAGATGCGTAAATCCTGATCGTAAGAATTCATCTACAAGATAGTTTCTTGCACGGGTAATTAGTGATTCATTAAATAGAAATGAGAACCTAATTTCGATACCATACCGAATACATAGTGTCTGAAGATCGAGACAGGATTTCATATAAAGTCCGACACAATTTCCACCGTACATCGGAGTACACACCATCAATTTCTTTTTCCTCAAATCTTCAGCTTTGATTTTAATCTCCATTATTAATCTCCTTCACATTATTTAAAGTTTTTTATTGAACATAATAATTTTCAATAAAAAAAGAGAGAGGATTTCTCCCCTCTCTATATAGTGAAGATATATTACGCTGCTCGGTAATATGTCTTAGGATGACCATTTACCTTGCGAGTGTTTGAGTAAATGCGCATACCATGGAGATTTCGAAGATCCGAAACTCGCTTGTAAACTGTAGAGCGAGAAACACCAGCCTTCTTTGCTACCTGAGCAGCAGTAAGACCTGGATACTCGTTATTAGCAAGAAGAACCTTCTCAATACGACCAATTTGACTCATTATATTTTCTCCATTTTGTCACTGGGATTTGAAACTGAATGGTGTGTGACTCACCATTCAGTAATAGTGGATTATTCCACTAATTCTTTAGAAAGGGATTTCATCTTTAGCTGGAGCAACTTCAGGAGCAGGCACAGGATTTACAGTCTCATCCAGCTTCTTATAAAGATCGAGAAAAGCATTCTTGGTATCAATGTCAAATCGATTCAAGCACAGATTGATGCACTTTTCACGTTTACGATCAAAGATAACATATGCTTCACAAATATGGACAAGTCTCCGAGTCGAGATGATTTCTGTTACCGCACCTTCTGCAAAAGACTTACGAATAACATCAGCCCACTTTACCAACTTAGCAACAAAGTCGGTATCTTCGGCACTCCGAGATGTCAGAGAATCCAGAAGATTGTGTAGAATTTTGACCTCTACCTTCTCTTCAGGATATTCTTGTTCCATCGTGACAGAAAACCGCTCAAGGAAAGCTTCGTTCATGACATTGGTGCCAATGAATCGACCATCCTCTGAACCTTTACCTTTAGTGTTTGCAGTAGCAATAATGTTAAAGCCCTTGACTGGAGTAATCAGCTTATTAATCTTCTTGAGGAAGATTGGTTTACCTTCAAGCACAGGTTGAAGGCACATAAGCTTGTTCGAACCAAGGTCGACCTCATCAAGGAGCAGAATTGCACCACGTTCCATGGCATGGACAACTGGACCATTCTGCCAGACAGTTTTACCATCTTGCAAGCGGAAACCACCGATCAAATCGTCTTCATCCGTCTCGATGGTAATATTGACACGAATGCATTCACGCTTTTCAGCGGCACATACCTGCTCGACCATCATAGTCTTACCGTTACCAGAAAGACCGGTAATATACATCGGATAGAATCGACCAGACTTGATAATCGACTGAACATCCTTGAAGTTGCCAAATGGCACATAACCATTGACACGATCAGGAACAAGGGAATGCGCCATACTGTTTTCCACACTCAGAGGAACAACAGATAACACCATAGCAGCCTTGACGTCATTATCCACAGGTTCAACTTCCTGCTTCGCGACTTCAACTTTCTTCATCTTTACTTGCTTCGAATTAAAAAGACTATAAACACCACGAGAGACGCGACGATCTGCATCGTTCATGAACCATGCAGGATAGCTGATATCATACTTATCACAAACATCCAGAACTTGTTGGCGATTGATCGTATCAATGTCACCGAGTTCCTGAGCAACTGCCTGGAAGAAGAAGTTGCGATCCACAGTCTTAGGCATCTTGTGTTCCCTTGTTTCGATTGTGTGTAATCTTAGCACAGGTGGAGATGGTTGTCAAGTGGCACTCTGCATATTTTTTGCGATCCTGTCAACAAACTTGGACAACATAATACGATTGACGGACTTTTTGTTGGAAAACTTTACAAAGTTCTTGAAGATTTTATTCTTGGTCATATTAGTGGACACATCCAGTTCTTCATCAGCTATACCTAGCTTAGAGATATTGATGATATAGTATTCATCGTATCCAGCATTTGTGATACCAAGAAACTTGTCATCGTGATATTTTACTTTTTGGGCATCAGAAAATTGCATCATATAGCTCAATTTTGTAATTTTGCCACTATTCAAAAAGAATCCGATGACGTTTGAACCGGTACGTTCTTTCAGAACTTTTAGGGCAATTACAGTTTGATAATATGAACGATCATATTTATCGTGATAATAAGTTTTCTTGGTCAGAGGATCCTGGAAGACATATACAAGTTGCTTTTTATAGTCGTAAGAAGAAGT